GGGCATTAGACTTAGCCTGACTTGCTCTAAAGTTATCTGCCTGACGGAAGGCATCAGTTTCATTCGGTAAAAAATTATCGTAAAATTTTTGATCCCCACGTGCAGGTATCATTATCGACCTCTTTTCTTTCTATTTAGTACGGTAATAAGCAGTTGGGAGTTCCATCGCATCAGCAAGTTCACTTGGGTATATTTCATAGAGACCACCAACCATTTCTTGCCAGGTATATTGTCTCATTTCACGCCAGTGAAAACTGAAAGCTTTGAAACCCCATTGGAATACTTCCTCCATTCGAACAAGAGGATGTTGGTCATAACGTAGTGCAGGAGTCTTAGCAAAATAGATAAATGTGTAGATACCACCGATGGTAGGTGATGCACCCTCTTCAAGGACTTCAAGTAAGTCTTGCATCACATCATCAGGATGAATACGCTCACCTACATTTAAGTTGTCTACGACTTGCCTAACTCTGTTCATTTGATGCCGAGTTCTTTCTCAGTGAATACTTTGAAAATGTAACTCCTATCCTTACACCACTCAGATGCTGCTTCCCATTTTGCTTGATTCTTAGCATACTCATACGCCTCACGAAGATAACCAGAGGTTTGACGTTTTGGTTTTTTGGGTGGTGCTGTTTGTTTCTTTGGTTTGATCTCAATAATATATTTCTTTGTGTATCCTGTTGACTCTCTTACTTTGATGTAGAAGTCTGGGAAGTAACGATGAACTTTACCATCAACTGGTGAACGATAAGGAATGATGATCTCTTCACTTCCCCACTCAAGGATGTTTTCGTTCAAATCACAGTAAACCATAAACTTACGCTCCCAGAGAGAACGGTATATAATGTTTGATGGGTTACCTTTATACTTTCTAGGATGTGACGGTTGATATTTTCCCTTATATGCCATCTAAATAATAATAACGAAACCATATTAGGTATTTAGAGTGGTAAGACCCAGAAAGATATCGAGTTTTAAACCCACACTCACCAACCTCGCACAGACTTCACATTACCAAGTACAGTTTGGTGGTCTTGATGTTCAGTTAAGAAAGCATCTTAACGTTAGAGGTATCGACTATCGTTTTATCACCAATACCTCTGGAATACTCTGCCAGTCTGCTGTTCTTCCTGGAAGTGGAATGGCTACTGTTCAGATCAATGGTAACAGAATGGGTGTAACTGAAAATATGGTTCACTCAAGAATTTTTACCCCTATTCAGTTAGAATTTTATGTTGATAATGAATACAAGGCATTGAAGTTTCTTGAGCATTGGATGGAATTTATTGCCAACGGTGCAACCTCGCGAGAAAATAACCAGTCGAAGAAGAACTATCATGTGAGAATGCAATATCCTGATGACTACAAGTGTGATGAGACTCGTATCATTAAATTTGACAGAGACTATAGAGAAGAGTTAGAATATAAGTTCATTGGTATGTTTCCTAGTGATCTTACATCTGTTCCTGTAAAGTATGAAAACTCTCAAATATTGAAGGTTAATGCTACATTCAAGTTTGATAGATACGTTGTGGGTAGGTTTGATAGTTACTCTGTCAATAGAGGAACTGCTAACAACATTGCAGGATCAAGAAAAGTTCCTAGTAAAAACAGGGACACTAGAGATGATGGAAATATTTTTGGAATTGAAATGAAATCAAAAGTAGACTCTTCAGCATACAATAGGCTTAGTGATACTCTTGATACATTTACTCTTACACAGGGGCGTAAAATTTGACCTCTAAATAAAAATATGAATTGAAAACGTTATGCCATTACCAAAGATTGCTACTCCAACATATGAGTTGGTATTGCCTTCATCAGGAAAGAAAATAAAGTATAGACCTTTTCTGGTAAAAGAAGAAAAGGTTCTCATCATCGCTATGGAAAGTGAAGATGAAAAACAAATTGCTCAAGCAGTTACTGATGTTATCAAGAGTTGTATTGTAACTCGTGGTGTAAAGGTTGATGACCTTTCTACTTTTGATATCGAGTATCTCTTCCTCAACATTAGAGGTAAGTCAGTTGGTGAAGATGTTGAGGTTCTTATCACCTGCCCTGATGATGGAAAGACTCAAGTTCCTACTTTGATTAGTCTTGATGATATCAAGGTAATCAAATCGAAAGAGCATAAGAGAGACATCAAACTTGATACTGAACTAACCTTGAGAATGAAGTATCCATCAATGTCTGAGTTTATCAAAACCAACTTTAGTGGTGGTGAAGTTTCTGTTGATGAAACCTTTGATCTTATTTCAGTTTGTATTGAACAAGTCTTCAATGAAGAAGAGTCTTGGACTGCCTCTGACTGCACCAAGAAAGAACTGAGAGAGTTTTTAGAGCAACTTAGTTCTGCACAGTTCAAACAAATTGAGAAGTTCTTTGAGACGATGCCGAAACTTTCGCACACTGTGAAAGTTACTAATCCAAAGACTGGTGTTGATAACGAAGTTGTACTTGAGGGACTAACAGCTTTTTTCGCGTAGGTATGGCTCATGAAAACCTTGAGTCATACTTCAAAGTCAACTTTGCCTTGATGCAGCATCATAAATACTCACTAACAGAGCTTGAGAATATGATTCCGTGGGAGCGTGAAGTGTATCTCACATTCCTTCAACAATATATTGAAGAGGAAAATCTCAAAGCAAAACATGCGGAAATGAATGGCTAACCTCCCTATCATTAGAAGACCTTCAGTAAGGGTATCAAGTTTTTCTTTTATGAATCGTCCTCAACTTCCTCCAAGAGAGGGAGTGGAGACTGCTAGGAATACTAATACGATAAGACAGCAACAGCAAGCACTTGTAAATATCAATTCTGGGTTAGCAAGTTTAAGTCTTCAGTTACAAGCACTCAACCAGTCAATAACTGATATTAGCATCCAAATAAAAGGAGATGCTGTACTTGATGATATTAGAGAACAAGAAAGACTTAAAAGAGAAAGAAGATTAGCAGAACAGAAAATAAGGCAGGGTCAGGAAAATACAATAGAAAGGAAATTGCAGAATGTCCTTCAGAAACCACTGCAGAAAATAGCAGCAAAAGCAAACTTCACTCTTGCTAAACTTGGACAGTTCTTTACTATCCTTCTGGGTGGTTTCTTAGTGAATAGAGCGATTCAGTTCATCACTGCTCTAGCACAAGGAAATGAAGATAAGTTAAAAGAGATAACTGATAAGATAGTTGGAGAGTTAGCGCAGGTTGCTGCACTATTTGTATTAATAAATGGTGGTCTTGGTCTTGCACTTACTGGACTACTTAGGTTTGGTTCATTTGTAACGAGACTTGCTTTTAGAAATCTTATTGCTAAACCATTTGGAATGGCTTTTAGATTCCTTCGAAGACAAGTATCAACAGCTTTTAAAATTGTTTCAGGTCTTGGTGGTGCAGGTGTGGTATCAGCTGGTACAGGAACTGGCACTGGTGGTGCAAGAGTCACCTACTCACCTCAGACATCTAATTTCAAACAACTACCGCCTGGTAAACAAACGGGATTAATAACTGGAACTGGAAGTAAGGTAACAACGACAAGACCCAGATTTAATATGGGTGGTCTGTTTGGTAGTATGGGTTTCGACATGCTTCTTGGAAGACCTCTTGGTGAAACTGTTGCTGGTAATGCTTTAGCATCAACAGCTTTGTTTGCTGCTACACTTGCAGGAGCTAAAATTACAGTTCCTGCTGCAATTCTATCGTATATGGGATTGAATTTTCTTGGTGGAATGGGTTTTAATGCAACAGGACTTCAAAATACTGAGTTGGGTGGATATCGATTTACTGGCGGACTAGAAGTTATTGATAGTATTATCGGCACAAACTTCGCAAATAGTAATGCAGGACAAAGACAGCAGCAAATTAGTCAGCAACCAGATAACATGAACCCTGCTCCAGTTGTTATTAACAATAGTAGCACCGATACTTCTGCTGTTCAACAAGCAACTGCTGGTGGTAACGGTAGTGCGAATAACATCCCATTTGTTCCAAGTGGGAACTCTTCGAATTTTCATTTGTTATATTCTCAACTTCAGTATAACGTTGTCGGATGAACTCACCTATTCTATCAAACATCACGAAAACATTAACTGGTCTTAAGTCAATTGCGTCTAAGACTCTAGAGTCATCGAAGACTCTGGGTAAAATTGTGGAAGATAATATTATAAAGAAGAAAAGAACTATATCTCGTTCAAGTATACTTGCAAGACGTAGAGCGGAGGCAACGAAAAGAAAAGATAGAGAAGACTTGCTTGAAGCTTCTGGTATTCGTGGTGTAGTAAGGCAGACTAAAAATGCAGTGGTAAGAAGCACCAAAGGTTTCTTAGGAAGAATAATGGACTTCCTCGGCACACTTTTGATAGGATGGGCGTTAATTAATCTTCCAAAAATTATTAAGTTTGCAGAAGATCTCATAAAGAGAATGCAAGCATTTTTTGGAAGAATGAATCAAATTGTTGATGGTATTTTTACCATACTAGGTGGTTTTGGAAATATGTTAGGTGCTGTTTTTTCGGGACTTATTTCATTCAATTTTGGTGCAGAGATACCTAGGTTCCAAGCAGCATTCCAACAAATAAACTTAGGTATTGATAAACTAACTGGTAACGCTCAAACAGAGGTTAACAAAGAGGTAAAGCAGCATAATGAATTTATGCGAGAAATGTTGAAAGAAGAAGAAAGACAATTCCCTGAAGGTCAAAGCACACAGACTCAACCACAAACTGAAACCCAAACAGGTAATGCTGGTGGTACAGCACCAACAAGTGCTGCAGATCAGTCGGGTGGTTTAGGAACACCAGATACGTCCTCATCATCTTCAAGTCCTCCAACTACATCATCTACTGGCACTAAAGGACTGCTAGACTTTATCTCTTCTGGTGAGGGTGGATATAACTCCATGAACCAGGGTACAAAAGGTGATAGAATTGTTGGAAGTACAGGAGATTCTAGAACTATAGTTGGAAAGTCTCTCACTGATATGACTCTCGGTGAAATTATGAAAAGACAGAGTTTCTTAATGAACCCCGCCAACGGTGATCAGGAGAGTAACTATGGTCTATTCGCAGTAGGAAGATATCAAATTGTCCCAGATACATTCCCTGGAGCAGTATCAGGTTCTGGTTTAAGTGAAAGTGATCTATTCACACCTGCAAACCAGGATAAGATGGGCATGTATCTTATCATGAAAAAGAGACCATATGTTGGACAATACCTTAAAGGTCAACATAATGATGTAATAGGCGCTATGGATGCACTCTCAGATGAGTTTGCTTCAATACCAGATCCTAGAACTGGTCGCTCTAAGTATGGTAGTGGAAATAAAGCAGCACATACGGTTGAAGAGGTAAGAGCAGCACTAGAAAGAGCTAGGTCAAATCAAGTAAGTGGAACTAGAAACCAAACCAGCAACTTGCAATCAAACTCAAGTTCAAATCAATCATCAAATATTGCACAAAGTCTGAGTCCAAACCCAAGAAGAAGATCTAACTTAGCAGGTGGTAAACCAAAACCAAAGACTCAACTCATTGCTACTAATAATACCGTTACAAGATTAGTTCCAGTTCCTGTTGCAAATGGAAACTCTAACAGTGGTGCTGCTCGTGTAAATAGTGGTGGAGCAACATTACCAGATATTCAACTAACTTCACTAACGACATAAAATGCCAGCAGCGATAGATCCATCGATATATGAAGTAATTACATTAGAGTCTTCTGCAACTGGGAAGTCTATTGATGTAAGATTAGGTGTTGTAAATATTCAGTATTTTGAAGATGTATTTTCACCAACCATCACAATGAAGATGGCTGTTGTGAACAGTGGTCCGACCATTAAAGATGACCAAGGAAAGTCACAGTCAATATATTCTGGTCTTCCTTTAAGAGGTGGTGAGAGAGTAGCAGTAAAGATTGCAAATAAAAGTGGTACACTTGACTTTACTACACCTGAAAAATATTTCTATGTTTCAAGTATAAGTGGTATTGTAAGAGATGGTAAGAGGGAATTATTCACATTAGAGTTGTGCTCAAGAGAAGCAATCACAAATGAAACAAGTGTTATTCAAAGAAGGTTCTCAACTGACTTGAATATGGTCGATAGTGTTAAGATTATTTTAGAGGACTATTTAAAGGTGGACCTTGCAGAGAAACCTCTGATTGCAGATAAGACAAAACACTCTTATGGTTTTCTTGGTAATCTTAAAAAACCATTCAGCACTCTTGTTTGGTTAGCATCAAAAGCAATGCCTGAGCGAGGTCTTGCAGGATTTTTCTTCTTTGAAACAAAGAGAGGTTTTAACTTTAGGTCTATAGACTCTCTTATCAAGAATGGTATTGATGAGGATGCAGATAATAAAATTACTACTTACACTGAAGTAAATGTCTCTGACAACATAGCAAAAGATGACTTCAGGATTCTCAACTATAGTATCACGAGGAATAATGATTTACTGAAAAAGTTGAGATACGGAACGTTTGGAACAGTCTTTACGATGTTCAACCCATTAGATTATAGTTTCACTCCCGCACCAAAAACACCTTTCAGCAGCACACAGCGTCTTACTGAAGACGATGTTACCACATTGGGTGAAGAATATGTATCTCCAGAGATTAGAAATGATGCTGGGATAAGTGTTCAGGATATTCCAACAAGAATCATTAGTGCAGTATCTGATGTTGGTGCTGTTGAAAAAGATGCTAAAGATAGAAATGTAAATGGTAGACCTGATGAGCATTACAAAGAGTCACTTCTGAGATATAACTTACTATTCACTCAAGTTCTCAACCTTACAGTCCCCCTCAATGTCAATCTATGTGCTGGTGATGTAATAAAATGCAAGTTCCAGAAAGTTTCGGAGATGAAAGATTTTGACCGTGAGCAAACGGGACTATATATGATTAAGGAAATATGCCATTCATTCGACCCAGAGAGGTCGGTGACATCAATGAAATTGGTTAGAGATACATTTGGTCAAGCATTCAAAGATTAATGGATACAAATAACTTTTTCAAAAACCATTTTTTAGGAAGAGACGGGTTCATTTGGTGGATCGGTCAAGTTGCCAAAGAAGAGTCTTGGTCAAACCAAGCTGGTGAAGGTTGGTGTAATAGAGTAAAAGTAAGAATACAAGGTTATCATCCATATAGTGTGGAAGAACTTCCTGATGATGATCTTCCCTTTGCACATATCATGTTACCACCAACCGCTGGTACAGGTGGTGGACAATATGCTGAAACTGCAATTTACCGTCAAGGTGATGTTGTCATTGGTTTCTTTATGGATGGAACTGATGCACAGCAACCTGTCATTATGGGTTCTCTGGGCAAGTCAAGATATAAAGCAGTTGATAATAAGGAAAGACTTCCATTCACAGTATTTTCTGGGTTCAGTGAAAATATCAAACCTGCCTCTGGTGCTATCACTCCTAATGAGGTAAATGATAACTCAGAAGAAGCACAACCAACTAATGTATCTCAGTCTCCTACTCAAGCACAACAGAGAGGTAAAAAATCATTTAATTCCACTGATGGTTTAGTCGATGCAAATCCTGAGTGTCACAAGAGTGCCATGGAGGGAACCGTAAATGAAATATCAACCACCATTGAAAACTTTATGACAACCATAAGGAATTTCAAGGCTAGTTTTGATGAAGGCACTGAGTTCTATAGGGATCTGTTAAAAACTGAAATTGATTCCACTACAGAAAAAATAAAAACCTGGTCATCAGGAATCATTGGACCAATGTCTGCTGGAACTTATGAAGGTTTGATACCAATATTCAAAGGTGGCATCAAGATGCTATATGATACTGTGTATGCTACTGTTCTTGCTGCTACTGGTCAACCACCTATAGCACACAAGGCAGGAGTTGCTGCACAAACAGCGATGGTAGGTCCAGTTCAGGCAGTTGAAGACCTATTCAAATGTATCGTAGGACAGATACAAGATAGAATAGTTGATGTTGTTAAAGGTATGCTTGAGTCAATCGTTGATAATGCCGTCAACTTTGTCGATTGCATGGTCGATCAGTTTGTTGGTGGTATCATGAATGGTATCATTGATCAAATATCAGGGTTGATGAGTGGAGTTTTGGGTGGAGTCACAAAAATTCTTCAGTTCTTTGGCAACTTCAGTGTTGATAATATGCTCAGAAACGGAATCGATACTCTTCTAGGTTTAATTGGATTCCAAGCATGTAATAAAAATGTCAAGAAAAATAAAGGTAATTGTAAGTATATAATGGGTGTTGGTGAAGTTTCTCCAAATGACACTGACCTGGAAAGAATACTTGGGAATGCAAATGTTGCAAAAGCTGCATCAGTTGCAGCATCTGTTGCAGGGTTCCCTCTTGATGGTGTTCAGGATATCGTTGGTGCTCTTGATATGTTTGATCCCAACTTCAAAGTTCCAGGATTCCAGAGTGCTCTTGGGAATTGTTATGGGGGAGTACCACAACTTTGTGGAGGACCAAAGATCAATATATTTGGTGGAAGAGGAAGCGGTGGTTCTGCTGTTCCATTACTTGGTAACATTATTGGTTCGGGTTCATCGAGAACTGGTGGTATTATAAGTGTTAAGGTAACTGATCCTGGTAGTGACTATATGTTCCCACCTTTCGTTGAGGTCGTTGATGAGTGTGGTCAAGGATATGGTGCACATGCTCATGCTATCATCAAAAATAATAAGATTGATTCCATTTATATTGTAAGTGAAGGAGAAAACTATCCAGTAGAGGAGGCACCTCCACTGTTCATTGATAATGTAATCATTGTCAATCCTGGCACTGGATACGATGATGATACTACTATCACAGATGACCTTGGAAACGAATATGTCCCAACAATAATTGCTGGTTCTATCGTTAAGGTAACCCCAATAAATAATAAGGAAATAACTTCTATCCCCGTATTTAATATTATCGGCACAGGTGATGGTGCTCAGTTATCTGCAGTATTGACTGATGATGTGCCACCACAAGGAGAGGTTAAACAAGTTATCGACTGTGTTAGCTAATGGCAAAAGAAAATTGGTTGCGAAGATATTATAAAATTTGTGGATCTTTTTGGAGACAAATAATTAACGATCCAACTATTGGCGCTGGTGGTGCTGCAGTATCATCCACTATGAGTGTTGCTGATAGTGGAAGTAAGTTTTCTATTGTTCATCGTCAAGATGGAAGGGCACAGATTAACTGTGATAATATGATAGAAATGGTTGCTGGTGGTGCTAGACCAGAGGAAGAGGGATGTGACATTATGATCAAGTCCATCAAGGGCAATATTGAAATAAAATGCGATAAGAATGGTAATGTTATTATCAAAGGTACAGATGTATATGTGAAAGCTGGTGGAGATTTAGATCTAGACGCTGGTGATACCATCAGAATGTATGCTGAAAATAGAATACATATCAAAGCACCAGTTCTTGATGTTGACGGTATTAGTGGTTCTGGTATTCCTAAAGAACTTCATTTTACATCGAGATCATTTGAAGGTTCTTTTGTTGGTGATGATGTTATATCAAAATCAGTTAACGCTGCTAAGTTAGGAAAACCAACCTTGAAAGTAGGTTTCTAAAAATATGGCAAGACAAGATCCAGATCCTAATGTAAATCCTAATATAACAGGTCAGGAGTCCTGGTTCAATAGTGATGCAAGATTTTATGAGGATGTATACATCTATGGAGATCTTTATCTAGAAGACCTAGATGTTGATGGG